AGAGGGTTCCGCTCGTCACACGAACGCGGAAATAGTCAGCAGTCTGCGGAGTCTCGGTATCTACCCAACTCCACTCGCCCGCAATCTGAGTCGGCGCGGTCGTATCTTCAATCGTCTCAACGATTGTCCAGACCAACCCATCGCTCGACTTTTCAACCACATAAGGCTGCGCTGCCGCTGCCCACTTGATGCCTACCGTCGTAACGGTCAAGCCTTCATCATTGTAATTTTGATACGTCGTTGAAGTTGAGGACACCGTACCCGTCGCTTCTTGCAGCGTTCTTAGGTTCGTATTGAGCAAATCCACCGTGCCCAACGGCAGCGGAACAGAGCCCTGCCCCTCATAAAGCGGCAGCACCGTGCGCTCAATACACCAGAGCTGCACACCACGGTTCGCAAGATTAGAAAGAATTAGATAAAGCTGGTCGTTCGCAATGTCGATCATCTCAGAGGTGATCTGTTGCGCACCAAGCCGACAACGCCTGTAGGCATGGTCAATGACCTGCCTAGTCGTAAATTGAGTTGTCGAAACCGTACCGGAAGTTGCCATCAGGGTCCCTCTTGCGCCGTGGTCCGCTGCACCGAGCAGACCCTAATGACTGACAGACGCTATCTTAGCATTTACCGCCGCCGTACATCGGCTTACGTCCATGAGCAGGAACGCCGCCGTGACGTAGTTTCGTCAGCGGTTTACCCGGGTGCATTGCTTTCTCGTGCTTATGAACGGCCTTCTTCATCATGGCCTTGTCCATCTTCACATCTTCGTGCTTGGCCATGCCGCCCTTTTTGAAAACACCACGACCCTTTAGCACATCAGCACGAGTCACTTTTCCGTCGCCCGTTAAATCAGGAAACGCACCACCCTTTGCTTTCTTGACAACTTCACCCGGCATATCAAGGCTCATTCCCGGCGCGTACTTCTCCGCACGCTCCATGGCTTCGCGAGCACGACGATCCCGACGACCGAGCATCTTGGCCTTCTTCGGACTACCGCGATACGGACCCTTCTTGTCGCCGTAGGCAAGGTATTCCGTGCTGAAGATCTCGCCGCCCTTGGCCTTCTTTGCCACCTTCTCACCCGCCTTACGGGCCTCAGACAGCGCAATCGCAACCGCCTGCTTGCGGTTCTTCACCACCGGACCCTTCTTGGAACCCGAGTGCAGTTCACCGGCCTTGTACTCGCGCATGACCTTGGCGACCTTGCCGCCTTTGGCATAGCCCTGATACTCGCCCTTCTCCGGCTTCGACGGAGCCAAATCCATCGTACGTCCCGGCGGCTTCTTAGCAGGCAGTCGATCCATGTCATAACCCGGCACACGACCGCCCATGGCATAGCCCTGACCCTTACCTACCTTGGGCTTTGATTCCATCTTCGGAGCACCATGCGCCGGAGCATTCGGCTTCGCACGCGCAGGCATGTCCTTGTAAGAATCTTTCGCCTTAGAAGGCACCGCCTTCACAGAGCCGCCCTTGGCGTATTTGCTCATGTGCCCCGATGCCGCATGGAAACCCATGTGCTTGGGGTAAGAAAAATCTTTAACGTACTTAACAGCCATGGATTTACCCTCTCAAGAGATACGCGCTTTGAGCGCCGCGAATACCCCTCGCAGTCGCGCCTTCAGCACAATGAGTTTAATCATCAACCGCTCACGACGAGTCGGTGCGACCGGCTCCGGCAACGGATTTACTTTGACCTTACGCTTGCGAACCACTTTCTTTTTCATCAGCAATCCCACTTACGTAGCGACAACGCCTTTCGCGTCGGGCGACCTTTCTCATCTTTCATCGGCCCCGGCATACCCGACATCCGCGCACAGAATGATCGACGCCGTGCCGCTGCCTTCGGGGATTTCTTAGCCTGTCCAGCACTTACCGGCGGCTTCAGATTCATCCCCTGCCGCTTCGCGGACCGTCGCCCCGCTTCGTTTAAACCCCCCTCAGGATTTTTCCCAGCTTTACGCTGCCAAGCGGGACTCTTAAACGCCCCACCGCCTTTGGCAAACTGTTTCCACTCTGACCAATCGCCTTTGCAGTTCATTAGGCGATCCTATTTGCTGTAAAAATTACAGACGGAATCGCCGGGACGTTAGGAGGACCAGCGGACGCAACAGTGTAATCAATCGTCACAGCCGTGTTGTTCGTAGCCCAATACAAAGTCAAATACTGAGTCGCAGTGACTTGCTCTTGGAACGTAAGTTCAAACACCGTCACACCACCGTCAGCGGCTTTAGGCACACTAATTGTTGAGGCAGTATTATCAACATTCGTACCGTTTTTCTGATACCAAACCGTGACCGTGTGGTTAGAGGTGTCGGTATTTTTAAGCTGGAAATTCATTGCACACGAATAAACGCCCGCCGTCGCAAAAGTGATATTTGTGCTGGATGCGACTGTGATCCCGCTATCCCACGACGACCCGGCATCAAATGACACTGCATACGCAACATTTGCAGAAGTTGCCGTTTGGTCCCTAGTCGATATTTTCTGCGCGTATGATCGACCCGTAATTGTGTTAAACGGAATAGCTCCCGCCGTTACCGTAATCGAATCAAACTCACCGACCGCATTGTTGATCGTGACCGAGTTGATCACGCCGCCAGTGAGATTCAGCGAATCGCCTACGAAATTTTTGATCTGCGTAGCCGACGCCTTGACCGAAGTCGAAGACTGCACGCACTCAAAAAGCTCGCTCCCCCCGAGAGCCGTAGCCGCCGTAAGATCTGTAATCTTAACGTTAGCCATGGCTTACTTCGTGGACTGTTGGACAACAGTAAAGCGAACCGAACCCGAACCGCTATTAATCCTCAGTCGAACCGCACGCATCAGCGTCGTCGTGAACTGAGTCTCGTCACCGGACGCTGCCGTCAAGCTGGCATTTGGATGTGCAACCGCAAGTTGCTGAATGCTGCGATCAAACGGATCTTCGTTGGTGTACTGCACCGAATAATTCACCGTGCCACTCGTCTTGGCAGAAATCGTGGTCACCTGATTCGGCGTGTAAATATCAAGCGGAATCCAGTCGGTGTAACCCGTGACCGCGTTACCAACACTAATCGTTGCGCTCGTTGGCGCTGAAGCCAACACATTAGTTACCGTTGCAAACGCCAACGAACCCGTCACCGTGCCCGATGCCGTTACTGCAAGCGTCTCAATCTGCTCTCCACCGCCCGGGCGTGTGCCCGTCACGATAAAATCGACCGTAGCCGACTTTTCGCTAAACACCGTGAGATACGCCGGAACCGTTAGCGTGGCAACGCCGCCCGCAGCCAACGATCCATTGAGCGTAATCGCTCCGGACGCATTCAAAAGTTGCACTGCCGCTACGCTGTCCGCATCCGCCGCAGGCTGTGATCTTGTAAAACTAATAGGACGCATGGTTGCTTTCCCTCACAATCACAAGCGAAAGGGGGCCGAAGCCCCCTCCCAATTTACGGCACGAGGCTGGAGTACAAACCGATGTAGAAAGTTGAGCTTCCTACCAAAACCGGAATGCGACCAACTTGAACAGACACGGTGCCAGAAGGCGAAGCCGTGGTCAGCTTGGTGCTGCCAATCGTCAGCGTGGTGCAGAGCAGGTTGGTGATAACACCGGAAGCGCTGCTGATCGTTCCGGAAACCATGTTGCCTTCAAAACCATTTTCGGATCGTACCGGACCCGAGAAAGTTGTTCTTGCCATTGCAAATTACCTCATGCACAAGTTGCCCATTAGTCTGTGCATCGTCCGCTAGGCCGGTCTAATGGGCTGGTTACACCTAGAACTCAAACTCCTTGCGCTTTGGCCTTTCTCTTCGCGAGCATCTTTGCTCTAAACTCAGGGTCAGCCCAACGCGCCTTCAACAACTCTGCCTTCGCTGCCCGAACCTCAGGCGTGTTGTACGCCCTTGAATACTCCCCTGCTTGCTTACGAGCTTCTTCACTCTCGTAATATGCTTTGGACTTTTTAGAAGCCTCAGCACGGCGCTCCGGAGTCGATTTCGCGGCCTTAATCGCTAATCTAATACTATCTCCTTTCTGTGTCCATAGTCTTTTTGTGGCTTCGCTCTTACGTTTCTTTTCCTCCGGTCGTGCATGAGCCTCCGCTCTGGAAGCGGATTGTTTCGCACGATATGCGTCAGATTCCCAATTGGTGCGCATGGCAACGCTGATCTTGTTACGGACTTGTTCCGTGCGGCTCTTTAGGATGGCTGCGCGGAGGCGGGCGCGATAGGCGGGGTCGCGTTCACGCGGCCTTCTGGCATTAAGTGTTTTTTCTCTGTATTGAGCAGATGTCCAGTTTTCAGTGGCTAGCTTTGACATCAAAGCTTTCCATTCTGGCGTAGAGCATTGTTCTCGTTTTTTACGTAACCGTTCTTCGCTGTACTTTAATCCTGCGGTGCCTTGCCCTCCTTCGGTCAAATTGCAAAGCGATCCGGTTCGTAAATCCCGTCGCCCGTATTGCGCAATTAAATCCCGCTCCATAGCAAACGCTTCTTCTTCATCCTCCATGTACGCAGCCACGGTAATTTGCGGAACAAGCCCCGCTGCCCGAATCTTATCCAGCACACTTTGCAAAAAAGGATTAATGCACCGACGTTCCCAGTGATAACTGGCGCGGTCGAGATCTACGGTGCCTTTGCCGACGTAGATGGGCTGAAGCCCTTTCCCCGGACGGGGATCAAGATAAACATATACATAAAACTTACCCGGCTTCTGCATGACTGCCTTCCTGTTTCCAAGTTGGCCAACATCATACAGAGCCGGGCAAGGATTTGTCTAGAGAAAAAATCCCTTACAAATCAGAGACTTACAAACCCGCGGTTCCGTACACCGTCCTTGGATCTGTAAATCCAACGGCGTAACGCTCAGTCGATTTAAAGCGAGTTGAATCAGTCTCGAAGTCGCCTTCCATTGACTTCTCAAGGCCGCGACGCATCATCAGCTTCAGACCTTCCGGCGCGTCCGTCTTCACCCACCAAGCGGTGGTGGAGGTCAAACGCGAGAGGTTAGCCTGACCGCCAGCGAGGAGGCCCATCGACTTCACCGGGTTGATGTCGTTGTCGGCGGTGCCCGTACGGAGGACGCTCTTGAGGAGCACTTCCGCTTGGAACACGTTGGACGGCGACACAACGAGCTTCTCCGGGTTCAAACGGATGCGCTTGCCGTTGTTGTCAACAGCGTTGCGGATCTGAATGAGGATCTGCTCAAGCGAGGTCTGCGAGTGAGCCGCCGGGGT